ATGCATCGTAATAAGTCAGTAGACGTACACCAATTTACAATGATTCCGAAGGCTGATATACCTCGGAGTTCATTTGACTGTCAGTCAACACACAAAACTACTTTCGATGCCGGTTTCTTAGTACCTGTATATGTAGATGAAATGTTGCCAGGCGATACTTTCCGCCTTAATATGACGGCATTTGCCCGTTTAGCAACTCCTCTTTATCCAATTATGGATAATATGCACTTAGATTCATTCTTTTTCTTTGTCCCAAATAGATTAATTTGGAACAATTGGCAAAAATTTATGGGTCAACAAGCGAACCCTGATAGTTCGATTTCTTTTGTTGTACCCCAACAAGTATCACCTGCTGGTGGATACGCTATTGGATCATTACAAGATTACATGGGTTTACCTACTGTTGGTCAAGTAGGTGCTGGTAATACAGTAAGCCATTGTGCTTTTTGGCCACGTGCTTACAACCTTATATATAACGAGTGGTTTAGAGATGAAAATTTACAAAACTCTGTTACCGTTGATCTTGGTGATGGCCCTGATACTGTTACTAACTATACTTTATTACGACGTGGAAAACGAAAAGATTACTTTACTTCTGCCCTTCCTTGGCCTCAAAAAGGTACTTCTGTAACGTTACCATTAGGAACTTCTGCACCAGTATATGGTACTGGTAGAACAATTGGTGTATCTAATGGATCAGGTAATTTTGGATTAACTACAAATAGTGCTGGTGGTGTATTTGGATATGCTGGTGCATATGACAAAGCACTTGGTGGTTCAAATATTACTGGAACTATTCTTGCAACAAAAGATATTGGAGTTGTAACTTCAGGAGTAAGCGGTTTATATGCAGATTTATCTGTAGCAACTGCGGCAACAATTAATCAATTACGTCAATCATTTCAGATTCAAAAACTTCTTGAAAGGGATGCCCGTGGCGGTACTCGTTATACTGAAATTATACGCTCACATTTTGGTGTTATTTCTCCTGATGCTCGCTTACAGCGTCCCGAGTACATCGGGGGTGGATCAACCAATATTAATATTAATCCGATCGCTCAGACATCGGGTAGTAATGCTAGTGGAACTACTACCCCTATGGGCACACTTGCTGCTATGGGTACTGCCTTGGCTCATAATCATGGCTTTACTTACTCAGCTACTGAACATGGTGTCATTCTGGGATTAGTATCTGTACGTGCCGATCTTACATACCAGCAAGGATTGCAGCGTATGTGGAGTCGTTCAACACGATACGATTTTTATTTCCCAGCATTTGCAACCTTAGGTGAACAAGCCATACTCAATAAGGAAATTTATGTTACAGGTAGCTCTGGGGATAATGATGTATTTGGTTATCAAGAACGCTGGGCAGAATACCGATATTATCCTAGCCGCATTTCAAGTTTGTTCCGTTCTACTGCTGCTGGAACTATTGATGCCTGGCATCTTGCACAAAAATTCACTGCTACACCTACGTTGAATACAACGTTTATACAAGACACACCACCAGTGAGTCGAGTAGTAGCAGTTGGAGCAGCTGCTAACGGACAACAATTTATTTTTGATAGCTTTTTTGATTGTAAAAAAGCACGACCAATGCCAATGTACAGCGTACCTGGCTTAATCGATCATTTCTATATGTTAGGCGGAATTAGTCTTGGCGGTGTTACTGGTGGTTTGCTGGGTTTTATTGGCCAGCAACAAACCAACCAAAATAATTRGGGATATAGCTCAAGCCGCTAACCAAGCAAGTGCTGAACAAAGCAGCCGCTCAAATGGCGTTTCAAGAGCGGATGCGGGCAACCCAATATCAAATTGCTGTAGAGGATATGAAAAAAGCAGGYTTAAATCCAATGCTTGCATATCAACATGGCGGAGCGGGTACCCYATCTGGAGCAATGGGGCAGGTGTCCGTCGCAAAAATGGGCAATGCTATAGGATCAGCATTACAAGGTTATCAAGCTATGGCTATGACAAATGCGGATTTAGATCTTAAAGACGCAACAACAAAAGGTACTACTGCCCAAACTATTAAAACTGAGGCAGACACTATTAAAACTGCTGCCGATATTGGTTATACACTTGAAAATACCAAGTTAAACCAACAACAAAAATCTAATTTGGAAGAAGCTTTAAAAAAGATTAGTCAAGAAATTGTCAATCTTCGAGCTTCTGAAAGATTAACAACCGCTCAAACTAAAAATGTGCAAGAAAATATTGCACCGTCACCCGATCCATTTTGGTATCGCGACACTAAACGTATGTTTAGTAAAGGTAAACAAGCAATTGATTCAACGATTGAAAAATCTTACAAGTCTGGTAAAGATTGGGCTAAGCAAAAATATCAACAATATACTGGAGGTAAAAAATGAGTAAAAACGCTATTTTCTTACGAACACCATACAACTATGACAAAGATGCTGCGTCAAATGAGTCAGGGGTTGCATTGTGAGGATGCTTCCCTGGCTCAGCAGCATTACAAAGAAGAATGTGATATCAACACAATTCTTGAAAAATTTAATATTACAGGCCTATTGCCTGAACAAACGTTATCGCCTCGTTTTGGCGATTTCACCGGTATCGGTGACTATCATACAGCTATGAACCGTGTTATAGCGGTACAAGATGAATTTGAGGCATTACCAGCCCAAATTCGGGCAAGGTTCGAAAACGATCCTGCCCAATTAATCGAATTTTTAGAAAATTCGGAAAATCGATCAGAAGCCGAGGAACTCGGATTGGTACGAAAAAGCCACTGCCGAAGTCGTTGAAGTGGCTAAAAACACCCCTGAAAAGGCGGCTGAATAAGCCGTAGCACAGTTACCTTACTTGATGTAACTGTGCTAGGTGACACCAAACCCTAAACTGTACGATAAAAGGAGCTATAAAAATGATGTATAGAAAACCTGTAAATAAACGTCGTTCAGCACGTTCTTTTAGAAAGAACGCTAGACGAACAAAATCGGCAAATATGCAAAAATCTACCACAACGTGGAGGCTGGAGGCTACTAAAAAAGCCCCCAAGGCACCTCACATGCCTTGTTATCACCCAATAAGTGCATATCAATGCACTGATGGACACATAGTCTTTTCAGAATTGAAAAGACACGATATATCACGCTCCTTGAATTTACCTTGCGGCCAATGTGTTGGCTGCAGACTAGAACGCTCACGTCAGTGGGCGATTAGATGTATGCATGAAGCTCAAATGCATACACAAAACTGCTTTATAACCCTCACTTACAATGATGACCATATCCCAAGCGATCGATCACTACACTATCGAGACTTTCAGCTCTTTATTAAAAGATTACGAAAACGGTATCCTGGACGAAGAATACGTTATTACATGGCTGGAGAATATGGTGAAAACCTTGGCCGTCCGCACTGGCACGCCTGTATCTTCGGACTCGATTTCGATGATAAGAAATTATGGAAACGGACTACCGCTAATAGTGTCTTATATAGATCCAAAGACCTTGAATTACTCTGGCCATTTGGTTATTCCTCCATTGGAGACGTTACTTTCGAATCCGCAGCCTACGTGGCTAGATACATTATGAAAAAGGTTACAGGGAAAAACGCAGAACAACACTATACAGAGATTGATCCCGAATCAGGGGAAATCATTACACGTAAACCCGAGTTTACGAAAATGAGCCTTAAGCCTGGAATTGGTTACGAATGGTATAAAAAATACACTTCCGATGTGTATCCTCACGATTACGTGGTAATTCGTGGAAAAAAAGTCAAACCTCCTAAATATTATGATAAAAATTATAAAATAGATAATCCATATGAGTTTGACGAACTACTTTACTTCCGAGAAAAGTCTGCTAAACTAAACTTTGAAGATAATACTCCTGAGCGATTGCTTGTTAAAAGAGCAAGTAACTCAGGCAAAACTTCAAAAACTTAAACGTAACCTCACTTAAGGATATTCCTCATGAAACTAGTATTATGTTCTGTTAAAGACCGTGCAGCGGATGCGTACGGACGTCCTATGTTTGTTCCCTCTGTTGGTGTCGCAATTAGGAGCTTTAGCGACGAAGTTAATCGAGCAGAYCCTGAAAATCAGTTATATAACCATCCCGATGACTTTGATTTATATGAATTTGGTGAATTCGATGACAATACGGGATTATTTGCTTTACATGATCAACCAAAACAGTTATCTTTAGGAAAACAAGTAAAATTCTTAAGGAATGATTTAAACAAACCGACTCAAAGGTAGTATCTTTGGGTCGGAACAACAAAGGAGCTCGATAAC